CTACTCCGCCGGGGTTTCAGAGGAGGGCGCCGCCGGGCCTTGTTCGGGGACCGGCTCGGGCACCGGTTCGAACGCCAGGAAATCGCACACCGGCAGCATCGGCAAGAGCTGCTCCAGCGTCGGCTCCTCGGCTTGGCCCGCCGCGACCTTGTCTTGCAGCAAATAGCAGAAGTCCCACACCAGCGAACGCCATGCGCGAAAGGCACGGCCCTGCGCCTGGAAGCGCGGCACGGCGGGCTCGTCGGCGTAAGTGACCGCGGTCCGGATGTCGTCAAAGCCGTAGGCGACCGCGGTGCTGTCCAGGTGCTTCTGCACTTCGTTGCGCAACGCCGCGGCACGTTCTTCGAGCGTCGGCACATGCGGCTCGGGCACCACCGGCGGTTCGCTCTCGGGCGCTTGCGGTTGCGGCGTGACCGGCGACTCCGGCAGCGGTTCGGGCATGGGGATGTCCTCGGCAATCCACATGCCGTTGGCCGCCGCGAAATAGCGCTTGCCCTCGATGGCTGGCGGCGGCTCCGCCACCAGGCAGTTGCCCGGGACGAGCCAGACCTCGCCCTCGTCGGCCGGCGAGAGATCGCTCTCGTCGAGCGCGACGGGGCCGGTGTAGATCCGGTCGGGGCCGAATGAATAGACGGTCTTGGTTTTCATGGTCAGTACTTGATGCACGCGAGGTACGCGTTGTTGCGTGGGCGGGCTTCCGCTTCGCCGCTGGTGTTCAGCGAGATGCCGGTGGGGCCGGTCTTGATGACGATGCCGGTGCCGGCGGCGTAGATGCTGACGCTTGTGCCGGAGGCTCCGATGCCGACGTTGTGGGCGTGATTGCCTGCGCCGTCGGTTCCCCAGCCCTCGTAGCCATCGGTGATATTGCCAAGCGAGCCAACAAAGCCCGTGCCCAAACCCGACATGTGCGCACGTGAATAGGTGTGGGCATGATGGCCCTGAGCGTCAGTCCATGCACCGTGAGCGTGCCCGGGGTCGTAGACGCCGTGCGCGTGCGAAGGATCCGTGATCGCATGCGCATGCCCCGGATCCACCACTCCGTGCGCATGCGACAAGTTCGCGCTGTCCTGATAAGAGCCCAACGTCCGGCCAGGATCGAATCCTCGCCCATCGTCCAGCCCCCGGTCGAACACACCGCGCCCGTCAGGCAGGTTGAAAGTGGTCGAGCCGTCGCCCGCGCCATACGTCGTGCCGATCTTCGCGAACAGCCGTGCATAGGTCGTGCGCGAGACCGCCGCGCCGTTGCGCTTGAGGTAGCCCGCGGGCGGAGCCGACTGCGCGAAGTAGCAGACCATGCCCGTCTGGTCGAGCCCGAGGGCCTCCTGCCAGTCGGCCTTGAGCTGTTCGGTCGAGGCCGACAGGATGGTCAGCCCGACCTGCTTCGGCCCGTCGGGAAAATCGACCCTCGCGCCGTCGTTGCTCGATGCGATGACCAGCGTGCGCGCGAGCGCGCCGGCGGTCATCGTGGCCCGGCCGAGTTCGAACAGGCCGGTGGGGCGGCCGACGGAGTCGACCGCGTTGATCATGTAGTGGCAGGTGTCTCCCTCTGCCATGCCAGCGGCGGAGAACGGTCGATAGGCATCGACGGCGCCCCCGAGGACAAAGGCGCCCAGTCCCACGGAGACGCTGCTCTCCAGGATGCGGTCGGCGGTTTTGTGTGCCATCTCGCTGTGCCGTTCAGACCGTGAGGAACGCGACCTTGGTCGACGTCTTGAGGCGCGGCACCACCCCGGCCTGGATCGGGATCACGGGCGTCAGTGCACCGTGCAGCAGCAGCAGGCCGCCGCCCGACGCCGCGGTGCCGATGCCCAGGTGGGTGGCCGTGCCGGTCGCCGTGCCGGCCACTTCCAGGAATTCCAGCGCGTTGACGAGGAAGGCCTCGTTGCCGATCACCGACCAGCCGGCCGGGCTGCGCGGCACCGCCATGCGGGCATAGCCCGGGTACACGAGTTCGTTCGTGCCCTGGTTGGCGCCGGCGCCCGGGGCCGCCGTGAGCAGGCTGATGTAGAGGTCCGTCGCCGGGTTCACCGACGCGTTGTCGGCAAGGCCGGTGATGGGCGTGCCGAGAAGAATCAGCTTGATGAAAGCGTTGGCGGATGCGGGTGAATAAGCCATTGAGTGCTCCTGGGGTTGAGTTGGTTATGCAAGCGAAGGGTTGACGGGCAAGTCGCCCATGAAGTCGGCCAGGCTGCAGCTGGCCGGGATGTCGGTGTCGCGAAGTCCGTCGATGAACACATGCGCCGCGCGCTCCGCGCTGAAGCAGCGCTGCACGTGCTCGGCGATCGCGCGCGCGACGGCCTGCGCTTCTTCTCGCGTGAGGGTGACGAAGCCCTCGGCCGCCTTGAAGTCGATGCGCTCGAGCCCGCGTGCCTCCATGTCGGCGAGCATCTCGGAGAGGGCCGCGCGGTCTTCGCGGCCGGTCTTGACGCGCAGGCCGCCGGCCACCGTCAGACCGCCGGTCTCGAGTTGCCAGCGCTCCTCGGCGAGCTCGGTCTTGAGTTGCCGGCGCAGGTCGTCGGGTGTGCGCGGATCGCGCCAGGCATGCGCCGCCCAATCGAAGACGTGGTGCGCGCTCGGCCGCGCCGGCAGCGGCTCGGGCACGCCGTTGCGGATGAAGGTGCCGGGCGCCGCGTGCCCCAGATAGACCGATTCGCCGGGGTGCGCCTGTGCATGGCACCACTCGACGGTGGCCTGTGTGCCGGTGCAACGGATTTCGCCGGTGCGGATGTTGTAGACGGTGAAGTGAGGCATGGTTCAGCGGCGCGTGGACAGCGCATAGATGGAGGAGCCTGCGGTACCGGCCATTGCAGGCGTGAAAAGAGTGAGCGTGTGCGAGCCAGGGCTCAGCAACACCTGGATGCCCCCGGTCACCGTGGTTCCGGCGATGCCGGCGCCCAGCCATTGAAGCGCGCCGTCGACGGTCAAGGAAACGGGTGCCGTCTGCATCACGAAGACCGAGCCCAGAATGAAGGTGTGCAACGGCTCGCTGCCAGGCACGTGGTGGTTGATCGACACCACGTTCGCCGCCGACGAAGCAAAAGACGGCACGGTGACAGCCTGCCCCCGCAGGTTCAACGTATCGATGACATCGACCTGATTGATCGTCAAACCTTCGTTCTGCAGGTTGAACCCCGGGCCCCAGAGCCGGAACCGCCCGGTTGCGTTCTGCATCTGCAGGCCCATGCCGTTGCAGGTCATGTCGACGAAGGTGTCGCCGCCTGTGTGGCGCGCCAGGATCCATCCCCAGCCGCCGTCGTTGAACCACTTGTTGGCGCTGCGCAGATAGCCCCAGCCGCCCACGCCGTCGCCGGAGATGTCGATCTGGCCCGCGGTCACGTAGCCCAGCCGCGACGTGATCGCCGACAGCCGGTCGACACTGATCGCACGCGCCAGGATCGAGCCGTCCACGACCAGCGTGCCGTCGATGCCGACGGTGGGCGTACCACCCACCGCCCCCACCACGAAGGGGTACTTCGTGACACCGCCGGCGGCCTGCTGCGCGATCGCGAACCGGTCGACCAGCACGGTGAAGTTGCTCTCCTGGCCGTCGTTGTTCAGCAGCACGCCCGCGACCTTGTTGCCGGCCACGACCTTCAGGCCCCACTTGGCCGACAGGCGGCCGGTCTCGTCGGCGCGCACCTGTGCCTCCTGGTCGATGGCCGCCTCGGCGCCGTTCACACGCACGGACAGCGTCGTGCGGGCCGCGGCTTCCGCCGCGTCGGCCGCAGCGCGCGCCACCACTTCCTCGCGGATGGCCGCCACCGCGCCGCGGTCGCTGGCTTCCGACGTGAACGGCGTGACCGGGAACCGCCCCTGCTCGACCTTCACGAAGCGCACGCCCATGCCGCCGCCCGCGACATAGCCGTTCCACAGGAACACGATCTTGCCCGTGACCGCGGCGGCCGGCGCAAGCGCTTCCACCGCGAAGTCGTTGCGGCGAAGCTGCTCGTTCATGAAGCCGTGCCGCCCGTCCTTGAGCGTGTCCGTGACGCCCAGCGAGTGACCGGTCAGGTCGAAGAACTCGAGCGCGAACCCGCTCCGGCCCACGTCGCTCTGGAACATCGAGTCGCCCGAGCCCGCGTACCAGGTGCCGGGCTTGACCGGGAAGCTCGCGCTGACAAGCCGTCCGCCCGCGGGCGCTGCCGCATGAAGCCTTGCCGACGCGCCCCAATCGTCTTCCATCACTTCCCAGGCGTTGCCCTGCAGCTCCCACTTGTCGAGGTCGAACTCGAACCCGCCGTTGAAGATCAGGTTGGCGCGCACATAGCCGACCGCACGCGCCGAAACAATGTCGATGCGCTGCGCCAGCTGCTCGGCCGTGTCGGTCACCACCTTCTCGACATGCGTGATCGCGGTGCCGCGCTCGATGGCCTCGTCGATCAGCCGCTCGCTGATGCCGGAGTTGACGTTCAACAGGTCGGCGACCTGCTCGTCGAGCCCTTCCTGCAGCTCCTTGATCGCGTCGTCGATCGTCGGCAGCGAAGCCAGCTGCACATAGCCCGCATCGCTGCCATTGCCACCGATGTCGAACGCAGTGACCCAGTAGATCCGCGTCGCGGCCACGGGCTCGGTACGCACGAAGTTGAGCGAACTCGTGTGGCCGATCTCGACGGCCTCGGCCAACGTGGGACCGACCTTGACGATGTAGGCAGAGATCGGCTGCGTGGTGCCGCATGCCTGCCAGGCAAGCTCGATCTGCGCGCCCCACACCTCGCCTCGCACGATCGGCTGCGCAGGCTTCGCGATCTCGATCGTCGCGGAGATCGGGATCCCCCAAGTCCCCTGCGTATTCCCGTGCTGCGCCCACACCTTCACCGTCCCCGCCGGCAACCAGCCGATGTTCGCGGCCAGGGCCTTGCCGGTCCATCGCTCCACGGCCGTCTCGAACGTCGGCCCGATGAAGATGCGCGTCGCGCCCCATTCGAGCAGGTCGATGCCCGTCGGGGCCGACCAGCGCGCCATCACGCCGGTCGACTCCACGGCAAGGCTCAGTCCCTCGACGTCGCCCGGCTTCACGCTCGCGCCCTGCAGCGTGTGCGTCACCATCGTCCAGTAGCTCGAGGCATAGGCCGTCATGAACCGCACGCGCACCTGGTATTCGCCGTGCACCTCGAGGCCGAGCAGGAAGGTCTCCGTGGCCGTGCCCGGCAGCGTGGCGCTCTGCCAGTCGCCGACCGGCGTGGTGGTGCGCCATTGCACCTGCACGTTGCCGCCGCGCAGCACCGCGTCGTCCACCGACGCCGACCAGCTCACGCGCGCCCGGATCACCAGCGTGCCGCCCTGCTGCACCATCTGTTCCTGGCCGCTGCGCACCTGCAGGTCGAGCGGCGGTTGCGGCAGCAGGAAGGGGTTCGGCAGGTTGGTGTTCGGCGACGGATCGCGACGCACCTCGTCGGCCGTGTCGTAGAAAGACTCCTCGTCCTCGATGACCTGGAACGACAGCGGCGAGCTCATCGAATAGGTCCAGTCCTGCACGCGGAACGGCTTGTTGGCAAAGCCGTAGAGCGCGCTCGTGAGCACGATGCGGTCGCCCGGCTGCAGGTGCCACGCCAGCATCTTCGGATGGATCTGCAGCACGAAGCCGCCGCGGCTCTGCTCCACCAGCACGCGCGCGATCTGGTGCGTGCGCACGTGGGCCGTGGTGAACGGCAGCACGAGGTCGAGGAACTTGTCCTTCTGGTCGTTCTCGCGGAAGACCGTGTTCTGGTATTGCTTGAAGTCTTCCGACACGCCGTTGCGCGTGAGGTTGACGTACGTGCCCTTCGCGCCGTTGTAGCGCGCGGTGCCGGGGTTGCAGGTCTGCACCACGGTCATGGGCGCCAGCAGGTCGTCGTCGCTCATGGCCAGGACGGGCGTGGTCCACGCGCCGGCCAGGATGCGCCACACGCCGCCCGACTCGAGGCTGTAGCCGGCCATCGTGTCCTCGAGCTGCTGGCGCGTGCTGTCGCGGTCCTGGTCCGAACGGAACATGCCGTCGCAGGTGTAGCGCGCGGCGCTTCCGCCGTAGTTGGGCCGATCCGCAATGGCGCCGCCGAGGTTGTAAATCGGCGTGTCGCAGGCGTTGGCGGCCACGATCAGCGCGTTCTGGTCGATCTGGTCGTTGGAGGCGAGGTAGCCCTCTTCCGAGCGCAGGAAGTCGGCCAGGCACAGCGCGGGGTTGCGGGTGTACACCGTCGCGCCGGTGCGCGGGTCGTAGACCTTCTTGCCCTTCACGTTGGCGGTGATCGCGGGCAGGCCGCCCTGGAAGCGCTCGACGAACAGGTTGAGCGTGACGACGATGTAGGTGAAGCCGCTGAGCTTGTGGGCCTCGGTCCACATGCCCTTGCTCGACGGCCACGGGTCGAGGTTGGCGCGCATGTACGCATCGGCCGTGTCGACGCCGTCGGGCGACAGGTGGATCTGCACGTTGACGCCGGGTACGCCACCACCGATCGACTCCGAATCCGTGACGATGAATTCCGGGTTCGACGAGTAGCCGTTCGCGTCGAGCGCGCCGATCGAGACACCTTCGATCTGGATGTCCGTCACGGCTTCGCACGGGTGCGCGGCCAGGACCAGCACGACGTGCTTCAGGTGGTTGTACTCGCCGCCGGTAAGCACCGCCACGACGGCACCGCCGACCGGCGCGGGTTCGCCGTAGATGACGGTGTGCGGCGCATCGGAGGCGATGATGGTGGTCGTGCGCTCCTTGATGTTCGCAACATCCTCGGCGAGTCTGCGGGCCGCGGCGGCCTTGGCCTGCTTCTTGGCTTGCATGTTGCCGTAGGCGCTCGACACGAAGGAGAGAGCCGTCGAGACAATCAGCCCCCCCACTGCAGCGGCCCCCGTGGTCGCGCCCACTGCTGTGCCCACCCAGGTAAAGAAGGAAACGGGGTCCGCCATCGCAGCGGTACAGACCCCGAGGAGCGCGCCAAAAACAAGAGCAAGACGAATCAAACGCGCCATGTGGCAACCCCCGCGGTAAGTGGCAAGAACACGAGCCGGTCAGCCGCCGGCGCCGCAATGTGCGACCCCGTGCAGATCCCGAAGCTGTAGCCCGAGACCCGGCCGACCTTGCCGCCGCTGCGGGCCAGCACCACGTCGCCGCGCTGCGCCAGCGCTCCGGGCAGGAAAGGGCCGAGCCGCGCGGTCGCGGCCGACAGGAAGCCGCCCGCCGCGCGCACCGCGCGCAGGGTGGCCAGCAGGTGCTTTCTCCCGATCGGCGCATCGGGCGCGCGCAGGTCCGCGAGCGGGTCTGTGCCCGTGCGCTCGATGACCCAGTCGGCCGCGATGTGCGCGCAGTCGTGCCGGAAGTATTCGAAGGGCGCGTTTCTTCGCACCGCGATGAAATCGTCTAGTTTCTGCATGGTCATTTGCCTCGTGCTCGGGCCCAGTAGTTCAGGGCCATCTGCAGGTACTTGTTGACCCACACGGTGGGCGACCCGATCATGGAATTCAGGTACTCGAAGCCGCGCTCGCCAGGGTGCTTGACCTGGTGCTGGGCATCGTTGGTGCGCAGGGACGCGGGGTTGGAACGCACGTCGTATGACGCGGTGCGGCAGTCCATCGCGATCTTCGCGGTGGGGCCGTCCCGCTCGATCTTCATCTGGTCCATCACACCCGCGAAGCGCAACACCGGCTCGCCGCTGATCTGCAGCGTGGCGGCATCGAGCAATGCGATCCACACGCGCACGCCGCGGTCCTGGTAGTCGCTCGGGTCTCCCAGCGCGAGCGCGCGCGTGCCGACGTCCACGGGCGACAGCGTGAGCGTCAGCTTCTCGGCCGCGCCGTCTTCGCTTTCGTGAAGCTCGCCGATGGAGCCGAGGTTGCCCACGCCTTGCCACGTCTCGCCCATCACCTGGAGCGACAAGGGCCAGTTGGTGAAGCGCGCGGTGCCGCTTCGCAGCTTGAGCTCGACGAGGGCCAGCTGGCCGTACGTCTGCGAGTGCGCCGCCGCCTGAAAGCCGGAGCTGGTCTGGATGGTCATTGTTCCCACGACTCCATCAGGTCCAGGCTGAAGCCGCCCTGCGTGCGCGACTCCGAGGCCCAGGTGGTCTTGGTGTCGACCCGCCGCATCAAGCAGGTCGGGCGGTCCCACACCACGGCGCTGCCGGCCACCACGGGCGTGCGCAGCACGGGCTCGAACTGCACCGTGATCACGCCGGCCGCGTTGGCCACGGCATCGGCCTGCACATGCAGCATCTGGCGATGGTTCGAGCCCTGGTTGACGCCGATCCAGTCGCCTTGCAGCAGCGTCTTGCCGGCCTCGGACACGCCCAGCTGGATCGTCAGTTCCGAAGCGCCAGCAGCGGCCGCCCGTGCGGTCCAGACGCCGCGCGCGGTGCCTCTCGGCACGGGCTGCAGCATGTCGTGCACGGCCAGCACGTTGACCTGGCCGCGCATCGAATGCACGAGCGCACGCCAGGCGGCGGCTTCGCGCATCAGCGGAATGCGCTCCTCGCTCACGAGCGAGCAGGTGCGCCGCGCAGGCCCGAGCACGGCCACCTGCATCGATCCCGATTCGCTGTTGCTGAAAGTCAGGTCGAAAACCTGGAGGCCGAAGTCCTGCCGCTTCACCGGCAGGTCGGACGGAAGAGTCACGATGGTCATTGGGGGAGCACCTTCACGCGCTTGAGTTGTTCCATCTGCCCGCGGTTGTTTTCCGCGAGCAGGCGTTGCATGTCGGCCATCACCGCGCCGCGATCGGAACGGGCGTCGATGTGGAAGACGTTGGAGGGCGCGAACTGGATGGTCGGCGCGTCGCCCGCACCACCAGGCGCGCTGACACCGAGGCGGCCGTCGGAGCCACGGCGCAGCGGCATGATGGCCTCGGGGCCGGCTTCGCCCATCAGGCCGATGCCGTTGGCGAACGGGAAGAACGTGGGTTGGCCGACCACGCTGTTGGCGTAAGCGTGCAGGCCGGGGGACGAGAAGACGTTGCCGTTGGCGCTCTTGACCAGCCCCATGAAATTGATCATGGAGCCGAGCGTGTCGTTACCTCCCACGATGTTGGCCATGCTCGCTGCAGTGGAGCCCGAGAATCCGCCGAACAGGCCCGAGACCGCACCGAAGATCCCACCAAGTCCCGACAGACCGCCTCCAGAGGCGGACCCGCCGCTCGAAGTGGAACCCTTGAGTGCACCGGTCAGCCAACCGGAGAATCCTTCCACCGCATCTTTCACGGTCGCGTCATAGAACGCATCCGCCAACGACTTGACGAGCTTCTTCTTGAGCGCTTCGCCCATCTTGTTGATCGCGCCCTGACCTCCACCTTCCAGCAGATTCACGAACCCATCGCGGAACACGCCGCCGATGTCTTCAGACATCTTCTTGGACTTTTTGTCGTCCTCTTCCTTTTCGTTTTTCTTCTTGTCGGCGTCGGTTTTCAGGCTGTCACCGGCTTGAGTGGCCTTCAGGAGCGCTTTCTCGGCATCAAGGCGGTCACGTAGAGACTGGATGTAGCCAGGCACGACGTTGTTCGTCGCTTCCAGATCGTTGATCTGCCGCTGGGTCTGCTCGATGTTCAGCTGCTGCACGGCCTCCTTGGTGAGCCCGAACACCGCGTTCTGCTCTTCCTGCGCGCGCACCTGTTCGCGAATCTTGTCCGTGGCCTGCTGTGACGTCTTCAACACTCCGTTCTGGGATGTCGCGTCCAGCTCCGCGAAAGAGCGGTCGGTCTCCTTGTCGACAAACTCGCGCTGCTGCTCAACCGCTTTCGAACGGATGTCCAGCTTCTGCCTGTCAGCGGCCGAGCCCTTCCTGGAGCCCAGCAAGCGTCGCTCGGCCAGGATCGCGTCTTCCTGGTCCTTGAGGTCTTTCAGGCGGAGCTCTCGCTTCTGGCGAGCGACCGCGTAATCGTCGATCAGATCGCGCTTACGCAGGCTGTCGATGTTCTTGAAGCCTTCGGCGGTCACTCGCGCCTTGGCGTTGTAATCCTCGCGAACGGCTTCGATGCTCATTCGAAGACCGTCGTCTTCGGCACGGCCGATGCCGGAAGTACCTGTTGAGCTTCGTCGCCCTTCGCCATCCTTCTTTTCGTTGTTCTTGACGCTCTTGGCGAGGTCTGTATCTCGAACACGAACAGCGTCTGCTTTTTGAGACTCGGCCCTCGATGCGGCCTTCTGGCTTTCCAACAGCGCGTCTCGCTTGGCCACCGCCTCCGCCCGCTCCACATCCAGCTTCGCGCCGGACGTGCCTCGTCCGAAGGCCGCGCCGCCGCCATTGCTGACGAAGCCCTTGCCTTGCTTCGTGACATCGATCTGCGCAATCTGCTTGTCGACCGCGTCGATCTGTTGCTGAAGCGTGACGGGACGCCCGACATTGAGCATGGCGTCCCAAGCCTTCGCGGCAATTCCAGTGACGCTCAACCAGCCGCGTTGAAGGCTGCCGAGGTTGGCGACGACCTCCGCGGTGCGCTCCTTCATCGCATTGGCGAATGTTTTCTGCGCGAGCGCCGCCGCCTCTTCGGTCTTGCCCTGTTTTTCGAGCGCGACGATGCGCTCGTAGGTGCTCGCACTCAGGTAGTGGTAGGTCTCGTTGAGCTTGACCGACGCCTTGGAGGGCTCGTCCGCCAGCTTGACGAAATTGCCCACGGCTTCGTTGATCGACGTGCCCAGCACCCGGTTCATTTCCGCCGTCGCGCCAGCCACTTCGCTGACGACGCTTCCGCTGATCCTGCCGGTGTTGACCACCGCAGCCACTGCTTCCGCCGCCTTGGCCTGTGTGCCTTGCGTGCCAGCGATATCGATGGCCTTTGTCTGCAACTGGTCGGATGTGAGGCCGACGTAGTTGCCGGTCATCGCCTTCGCGGTGGCGTAGGCCGTGGCTTCCTTGCTGCCTTCGACATAGGCCTCGGTCAGCATGGTCACGGCATTCGTTGCCAGGTTGAGGGGCGTGACGATGCTTTTGAAGTACGAGCCCACCGCGCCGACGGCCGAGCCGACACCGCCGAAGGAGGTCACAAGCTTCGCCCCTTCACCCACCAGCGAGGTCAAGGGCGACTGACCGCTCTGGATGCTGGAGAACAGGCTCTGAACAGAAGAAGCAGCCTCTTTGGCGGAGGCTGCCGCCTTCGCCTTGGCCTCTTCCGCCTTGCTGGCGCCGCTCGATATCCTGTCGACGAACTTTGAAAATTCGCTCAAGACCTCGGCCAGGTCCGCCTTCATCGACGAAGCGTTCATCGTCATCTGAATCGCTAGTTGTTGTGTCGCAGCCATGTCTGTATGGTCCGTTTGAGGTAAGAAAAAAATAAGGCCGACATCTGCCGGCCCCATGCTTCTTCGATGGCCGGTGGGCCCGCGGTGCCGCTAGACGTTCAGCACCGCGATGCCTTCGTCTTCCATCACCTGCAGCTGCAGGAACACCTCGCGCTGGCGTGCGCGTGGAATGCCCAGGCGCTTCATGGCGACGTCGACGGCGCCGAAGTCCAGCCCCTGGAACCACGCGCCCGCCGCACCCGCGACGACCCGCCACTGCGTTCGGCAGGCATGGAACACCTCGAATGCTTCCTGGTGTTCGGGCCATAGCTCGAAAGGTGGCGGGCCGCCGCCGTTGGCCGTCGAAGAGACGAGCCGGGTCGGGTCGAGACCGAGCGACGCGCACTGGCTGCGGAGATCGTCGTCCAGCTCGTCGTGGACGCGATGCTCTGCTCCGAGCACAAGGCGCGCGGCGCCTCTCAGTTTTTTACCGCGGCCGGGTAGGCGTGCTCGAAGTAGCTGTAGGCAATGGCGGCCTCGAAAGACGGCCATTCCTCCACCGCCGCCGCGCGGTTTTCGGTGGTGCAGATGAAGGGGGCGCCGTCGTCGCCTTGCAGGTCCTTCCAGTCGGCCAGCACCATGTCCAGCAGCTCCCTGTCGGTGAGGCTGCGGCCGTCCAGGCGGGTCTGCAGGATGTCGTTGTCGGACTTGGTCAGGCGCTTGAAGACGGCGTTGAAGCGCACTTCCTCCACCTGGCCGTCGCCGGGCACGCGCATCACGACCGGCGCGATGAAGGTCGGCTTGATGGCGATCTTGAGTTTCTGGGGCATCTCTGTCTGTTCCTCGATGGAGTGAAGTGGCGTGGTGTGGTGTGTCGAAGCTCAGCGAACGACGATCGACCACTCGTCGTTGCCCGCGCCGGTGGGCACGAACTCGAGCGGCACGGTGATCATCTGCACGCCGTCGACGTCGCTGAAGGTCGGCTTGCCGATCTGCGCGCGCGGCGACAGGAACTCGACGACGTTGCTCGCGCCCTGGCCGTGCTTGAGCGCCAGGTTCACGCGCTGGCTGGCGCGCGCCATGCCGATCCAGTCCTTGGTGGCCACGGAGGTGTTCTCGAAAGTGACGGAGCCGGTCGACACGCGCGCGGTGATGTCGACGGCGTCGACCGTCATCAGGTCGCGCTTGACGACGGTGTTGCCTGCGTCGAAGGCGAAGGCGTTGGCGGCCACGCCGAGGCCGTCGAGCGAGAGCGTGGTGTTGGCCTTGTTCACGCCCAGCGGGTCCATGAACTTCGTGTAGTCGGCCACGGGCAGCGGCGCGTCTTCGGCGGGCACGAACAGGCCGGTGAACTCGAACTGCCACTTCGGAATGCCCTTGGCATTGATGGTGGCCTTCACGTTGCCGTGCGCGTCGGTCATCTTGTAGACGGTGCCGTCGACGTTGCCGTAGATGGTGAGCGACTCGAGCGCGTCGGTGGCCGGCGCGAAGGTGGTGCTGGTGCCCGCGGCCGTGGTGACGGCGATGGCGCAGCCGCGCATCAGCGCGGCGTAGCCGGGCACGTCGCCGGCGGTGGCCACGCCCGCGATCTCGACCGAGAAGGCGATCTTGCTGTACTGCGTGACCAGCACGGAGCCGCGCGAGCCGAAGTACGGGCGCACGTTGTCGCGCTGGACGACGTCGCCTTCGATGGGGGTCAGCGTGACTTCGCTGACCAGGATCGCGTTGGCCGCGCCGGTGGGCAGGGCGTCGGTGCCGCGTACCGTTTCAGCCTTGGCCAGGATGGCCATCTTGCGCATGAGTTTTGCCATGTCGGCGTTCTCCGTTGGTGGTTGGTTGGTTGTCGAAAAAACAAAAAGAGAAGAAAAGCTGCCCAGCGGCAGTCAGAGGTAGCGCCAGGTCCGCAGCTGCAGCGCGATGCCGTGGCAACGCACGCCGCAGAAGGTGACGAGGCCGGTGCCGTCGACTTGCACGCCGTCGGTGCGCTTGTCGTCGGTGAGCGGGCCAGAGGCGCATGCGCCGCCGAAGGTGGGGTCGGCGCGCACGGCGTCGCGGATGTCCTCGATGAGCGCGTCGAACACCAGCTCCGAAGCGGCGGCGTCGTCGAACGCGAGCAGGCCGTGCACGGTCCAGGTGTCCACGCTCATCGCGCGGCCCGCGGCGTTCACGCTGCGCTCCTCGGTGGCGGTACGGCGCAGCCACCAGCCGCGCAGTTGCTGGCCGCCACCCGGCAGGTCATGCAGGAAGAGCGCGCGCAGCGCGGCTTCGTCGGCCAGGGAGCGCTCGCGGTCGTGAACGCGGCCGACTTGCGGCACGGTGTTCAGCGTCTGCACGATGGCGCTGCGAAGGGTGTCGAGACGGCTCATGCCTGGGCTCCGTTCGGTGTGGAAGTGAACATCGATCGCTTGCTTCGTTGATGGATGGGTTGGTGAATGAACTGTCGCGGCGAAGGCCCGAATGGCTGAGGCCGACATCCGCCGCCCCCTCGCCGCTCAGTTGATGCCGGGGCCGTTGCGGAACCACTGTTTGACGGCCTCGGCGAGCAGCGCGGTGCCGATGGCCATCGCGCCGCCCGATGCGGCGCCGAACACGGCCGCGCGCTGCTCGACCGTGCGCAGCCGGCCGTCGAGCGCATCGAAGCGCGTGTCGAAGCCGTCCATGCGGCGGTTCTGCCGGTCCTGTCCGTCCTTCAGGGCCTGCACCAGGCCGTGGATCTGGCCGAGCAGCAGCAGCTCCTGCGTGCGTGCGTGGGGGTGGTCGCTCATGGGGCGGGTCTTTCTGTAAGGAACTCGATCAGTGCGCGGTGCCGGAGCCGGTCCGCGGCGCATGAGCGGGCGTTGATGGCGTGGTTGGCCCAGGCGTCGTCGACGCCGAGGCCGGCGTCAGCAGCACAGGCTTGGCTGGAGGTATCAGCAAGTCCGCAGGCACCCGCGGGTACGTCGGTGCCAGCGAGGGCGCTGTTCCACATCCACACAGCAGCAAGGCTGAGGCGAGGAGGGCCGTCGTCAGCAGCCTCGGGCGGTGGTGGCGTGTCGGCGGGCGACGCGGTCGCGGCCGGTGATGGCGCAGGCCGCCCGGTGCGGCGGGCAGGGACGACGAGGGAAACGCGCTGGCGCAAGTCATGGGTCGGGCCTTCGAGGGAGAGATAGCTGGCCTGCAAGGCACTCGCGCCCAGCTGGTACTTCGCCGACGCGGCGCGGCCGCGCTCGTACTCGGCCTGCAGGTCTTGCGCGAGCTGCACGGCGCGCTGCGTTTCCTTCTGCTGCCAGGCGGCGCGCTCTTTCATGCGGCCGGCCTCGTGGACCGCGAAGCCGCAGGCAGCGAGCAGCGACACCGTCGCCACGCCGCCGATCAAGCCCGCCCAGGCCTTGCCGGAAAGGACGCTCATGGCGCGTTGCTCCCCATGCATTGCGCATGCAGCTGGAGGCGGTCTTTCCAGATGCCCGCGCAGGTCTTGTTGCCGGGCGCCGAGCAATCGGTCTTGCCCACGTACTTCCAGCCGAGGATGGCGTTGCACGCGCCCGCGTAGTCACCCGCGTTGAGCCGCTGGACGAGCACCGACGTGCGGCCCTTCTGGCCGCCGGTGCAGAAGTTGAAGGCGCCGATGTTGTAGGCCAGGCTCACGTAGGCGTCGTACTCGTGCTGGTGCAGCGGCACCTTCACGCATTGCTTGAGTTCGCCTTCGTAGGTGCGCACGTCGCGCAGCGCGCGCTGCAGCGCGGGCACGGGCGTGGTGGTGTCACCCATGCGCACGCCGCCCGTGGTGCCGAAGCCGATGGTCGGCACGGCCGTGCCGTGCACGGGGTCGGGGTACGCCTTGTCGCTGTAGCCCTCGCGCGCGACGATGCCGATGAGCCCCGCCGCGCTGAGCGCGAGCACGGCCAGCAGCTGGCGCGGCGCCTCGCCGCGCTCACGTGCGCGGCGTCGATGAAAGAGTGTTCGAGAGGTGTCGTTGCCCATGACCCGAATGGTCGGGCGAGGGCCTCAAACGACTGAGGCCGACATGAGCCGGCCTCTTTTTTTCAGGGTGCCTTGAAGCGCCCTTTACCGCACCGGCAACGGCGCGTCAGATCTCGCCGCCGTGCCACACCACGCGGCCGCTGATGTGCAGGTCGGCCGCCTGCTCGGCGCTCAGCACCTGCGGCTTGTACGCGGGGTTGTAGCTGATGATCTGCAGCCCGCCGGTGGAGAAGTCGCGCTGCAGCACTTTCACGTAGTCGTGGCCGTCGAGCTGTATGACGTACACGCCGTCCTGGTCGAGCGACTTGGTGGCGGTGTCGACCAGCAGGATGTCGCCGTTGTTGATCTTGTCGGCCATCGAGTCGCCGCGCGCATGCACGATGCGCGCGTGCACCGGCTTCACGCCCTTGCGCGCCATCCACGAGCGACTGAACGCGAAGCGGCCCATGTGTTCCTGCGAGCCGTTGATGGCGCCGTTGCCGGCGCTCACGCGCACGTCGAGCAGTTCGACCAGCACGAAGACCTCGTCGTCCAGCCCGCTCGACAGCTGGCTGGGCGGGTGGGCGGGCTGGAAGGGGTTGAGCTCCGACGGATCGACCCCCAGCGCCAGCGCCATCACGTACAGCTGCTCGAGGCTGGCGTCGCTCACGCCCCGCTCGATGCGGCCCACCGTATTGAAGTGCAGCCCGCTGCGCTGCGCGAGGTCGTCGATGGTGAGCCCCTTCTGCTTGCGCAGATCGCGAACCCGCGCGCCTTGCGCAAGGGCCAGTTCGCCCACGCGAGCCTTCACTTGTTCGTCGTCGGGTGGAGTGTTGATTTGCGAGGTCACGTTAACTTTGATTTGTGCGAACGCGCACATCCTAGACACACGACAGTCTTTTTACAACCCGATTCGTGTCTGAGCTCGTGTAAATGTTCGTTTTCATGTTTTTCTTGTTTGTGAAAACCTGATTTGTGTGCATAATCAGGCCCATCGACACAAAACAACATATTTTGATGGATTGGCACCCTGCTCAGGTTAAAGCAGCACTCGAAATGAGCGGGACCAACCTGTCCAAGTTGGCAAAAGAACACGGATACGCGCATATCAACGAAGTCCTGAACCGTCCGTGGGTTGCGGCCGAACGCATCGTGGCCCGCGCCCTGGGTGTCGCGCCGGAGGTGATCTGGCCGGGCCGCTACCAGCGGCCTCGCGACCGGGGCATCGCGCTGACGCGCAATCCGAACGGCCTCGCGCACCCCGGGGAGGGCGCGAAAACGGAGCTTGAAGAGTCCCCGACGAAGGCCCCGGCCTTCACCGGGCGTGCCAGTGAACGGAGCAGCAGTGCCACAAGCGAGGAGAAACGTACTGTGAAGAAAACCTTGACCGAGACCGGAGGCCGCGCGCGCCAGACAGGAGGCGCGTGATGGAACACACGACATCCGAATGGTTCGTCGCCAAGGCGCTGATGGCGCTGGCGGACCGCCGCGCCGAAGCAGCGGCGCAGGGCGAGACGAGCGCCCCCACGGCCGCGCCCGACGCGCAGGTCCGCGCCGCGGACCCGTTCGCCACCCGCCTGTGGAACTTGCTGCGCATCCGCCGCGCACTGACGGCCGACGAGGCCGCGGCGCTGCTGCTGAACGACAACGCGCAGGCCGACGACGACATCGCACAGGGCCGCCGCCAGGCCGGCGCGCTGCTGCTGTCGTGGTCGCGGCAGTGCCCGCGGGCCGTGCGCGTCGACGCCCGGCGCGTGGACGGCATGAAGCGCTACGCCCTGCTGCGCGACATCGGCGCCACGCCGCCGCCGCTGCCCGCATCCCGCGCGGAGGTGGCCCGATGACCGACACGCCCCCTTCCTATATGAGCCAGGCGTGGTTCGCCTTGCTGCGCGATGCCTGCACCGGGCGCCCGCGCTCCGAGGTCGCCGCGCAACTGCACATCAGTCCCGCGGCGGTGAGCCAGGTGCTCAACGCCAGCGGCAAGTACGGCGCCGGCAAGGCGCGCACCGACCGCATCGCCCGCCGCGTGCTCGACACCTTCGGCGGCCCCGCAACCGACGAGGAGACCCGCGCATGAACACGACGACACGCGACAACCCCCACGAACTGGCGGCCGACGTGCGGCGCGCCGTCGCCACGCACCTGGAGGCGCACGAGGCGGCCTCCGCGAAGGAGCTCGAACGCATGCTGGCCGAATGCATCGTCGGCTTGCAGCCCGAAGCCGGCGGCGCCGCGCTGCGCCAGCAGCTGAGCCACCTGGCCGACCGCGGCCACGTGCACAGCGTGAAGGTCGACGGCCGCTCGCGCTGGAAGCTGGGCCCCGGCCCGCTGGCCGGGCGCATCGCGGCGGCGCGCCGGGTGTTGCGGCTCGACACCAGCGTGTACGAGCCCGCGGCGGCCACGGTCGTGCGGCCGGGCGCGATGGACTTCGCGCGCATTCCGAGCCTGCTGCTCGGCCAGCGCTCGCGCTACTGGGGGACCTCGCGATGAGCACCACGGCCACGTCTTCCATCAACGCCGCGCAGGTGCTTGCCGAACTGCGCACGCGGCCGGGCCGCGACAACGGCATCCACGTGCGCGACCTCGTCGCGCGCATCACCGGCCAGGCCGGGCCCGCGCCGGCGCTGGAGCGCCGCGTGCGCGAGTTCGTCTCGGCGCTGCGGCTGCAGGGCGAGCAGATCTGCGGCAAGCCCGACACCGGCTATTTCATGGCCCAGAGCGCGGCCGAGCTCGACGAGACCTGCCGCTACCTGCGCAGCCGCGCCGTCTCCGGCCTGCTGATCGAGAGCCGCATGCGCCGCGTCTCCATGCCCGCGCTGCTGGGGCAGCTCACGCTGTCCGACAAGAACACCGCCACCGACACCGTCAACTCCTGAGAGGACACACCATGCAAGAAGCCATCGCACACCACCCCGGTTACTGGAAAGATGCCAACGACGCGCTGATCCCGGTGTCGAAGATCAAGCCGATCGACAAGGACCGCCATGCCGTCGTCAGCGAGCTCTGCGAACAGGCGCGCAGGCAGAGCGCGGCGCTGATCGGCTTCAAGCTGTCGGCCATGAACGCGGTGCACGAGTTCATCGAGCGCAGCCTGGCGGCCTACGACGTGAAGAAGGGCGGCAAGAAGGGCAACGTCACGCTGCTGAGCTTCGACGGCAAGCACAAGGTCGAGCGCCGCATGCAGGACACCGTGGTCTTCGACGAACGCCTGCAGGCGGCCAAGGCGCTGATCGACGAGTGCATCCAGGGCTGGAGCAAGGGCAGCAACGTCAACATCAAGGTGCTGGTGAACGACGCCTTCCAGGTCGACCAGCAGGGCAAGATCAGCACCGCGCGCGTGCTCGGCCTGCGCCGCCACGACATTGCCGACGCGAAGTGGCAGCAGGCCATGAAGGCGATCGGCGACAGCATGAAGATCGCGAGCACCAAGCCCTACATCCGCTTCTACGAGCGCGACGACGCCACGGGCGAGTACACGCCCATCAACCTGGACGTGGCCGCCGTATGA